CGGGCTTCGGTTATCTGGATGCGGATTATCGTTCCTCGTACTCGCATGCGCACCTTGGTTTCCGCTTGTGCCGTTTTTGACGGACTGCAAAGCGGCGGTACACGGGGCTTTTTTGTGAACGTGAATTGACATGAAAATAAAAAGGTTGATGGTGATAGGTGGTGCTCTGTTCGGTGGTAATGCGAATAATGGGGCGAATGCGGGCTTCGGTTATCTGAATGCGAATAATCGTTCCTCGAACTCGAATGCGAACATTGGTTTCCGCTTTTACCGTGGTTTCAACTTTATAAGATATAACTGTGATCACCATGACCTTACCACACAGGGGCTATCGGCACTGCTGGTAGCTGGTAAAAAAGTACGAATTAAAACGGTGTTAGTAAGTAATTGAACGCTCCGATTTAGACCAACGGCACAATGGGCTTGATAAAAACAGAATACGGCTTATGCTATAGTAGCGATACGATGTTTAATGATTATCGTGATATGGAGGATTGCGGATATTATATTGGCGATACTGGAAAGCTATATGCTTCACAAAGTAAGAAGCTAAAGAATATCTATCACCTTATATACGAATCTGAAAACCTCGTTAGGGCGCAATATAATGCACAGAAAGGAAAGGGCGATCGTACAGAGATACGCAAATTCAATGATAACATTATAGAGCGTCTTACACTCTTGTATGAGCAACTTAGGCACATGACATACAAGCCGGGTGAATACAAGACAAAGACTATATATGAGCCAAAAGAGAGGGTGATTATGATCGCTCCTTTCTTTCCAGACAGGATAGTCCACCATTGCGTTATCAATGTGCTTGGGCAACATTGGACGAACATATTCACATCAAATACCTATGCTTGCATTAAAGGCAGAGGGGTACATAAGTGCATGGAAGATCTTCACCGTGATATGATGATGGATAAGAAAGGCACTAAGTATTGCTTGAAGATAGATGTAAGAAAGTATTTCGACAATGTGAATCACGCATCAATGAAAAGAATAATCCGCTATACCATTGCGGATGATCAGATGCTTTGGCTGTTGGATAGCATTATAGATAGCAACGGTAAAACAATCGGTTTGCCAATAGGCAATTATACAAGTCAGTACCTTGCCAACCTATACCTCGCTTACTTCGATCACTGGGTGAAAGAAGATTTGGCAAAAATGGTTATGGCAAAATATGGAGTGAAGATATACTATTACCGATACATGGATGATATAGTAGTTCTTTGCTCCAACAAGGAAGCACTGCATTTCATACTTGACATGATGGGGCTTTACTTGGCAACGGAACTGAAACTGGAGATAAAACCGAACTGGCAGATCTTCCCGGTCGATGATCGTTGTATTGACTATGTGGGTTTCAAACAGAATCACTACGGTATCTTGCTCCGAAAGGGCATACTTATGAGGTTCTATAAGAAACTTAACAAGGTGAAGAAGAGATACGAGATCAAAGACATTAACGATGTAAAACACCTCTTTCCGTCTGAATACGGCTGGGTAATCAGATGCTCGGAGGAACACAGTAAATTCATATTTAATAAATGTTTGAACAATGGAAACAACAACATTAGCTATCGGTTTGCTGGCTGACGAAAAGCCGGAAGTTATCTATGACCTGTACAACGGGCAAGGTACATTCCTGTATAACCATAATATCAAGGAAGTATCGGTAATCAAGGAACAAGAGGGTGGTATTACTATCACCACGGACGATGACGAAAACGCCACTGGAAAGATGTTCCAGTATGACAGCGTGAGGGTGGAATACCCCAAAACAGCGGATAACATTTTCAGCACTTTGCTCACTGCAAAATATCCGGCAAAGACGGAAAGCAAGCTGATAAATGAGTATCAATCCGCAGTGCTTGGTTTGCTTGATGAGGACTACAAGAAGCCTTATGAGGATTTCTTGAAAGATCGTCTGGCTATCCGTGCCATGATTGATGCCGATGCTGAAACGTACAACATTCCAACCGACTTGTAATATGATTGAAGATTTTGAAGATGAGCTGGATTCCAACGCTGGAGATAGTGATCTGTTTGATTGCGAATACTCCAGCGTGGATGCCCTAATTAATGAAGTGATCGTATTCACTGGCGTAAAGTCTGATGTGCAGACAGAGAACGGAACGAGAACGCTTGTTGCTTTTGGTGAGGGTGCAGGAAGATCCGCATTTTTCACCGATAGCAAGAGGCTAAAAGATGTGGTTTGCAATCCAAACCGAACATTTCCATTCCGTGCTATCATTAAGGTAGTGCGCTTTGGAAATAACACTGGATTCAAGTTCTTTTCTCCGAAGTCAAAGATCACGCAAGAGGATAAGGATAACTTCGAGTATTACAAACGTAACAAGTATAGAAGAAAAAGGTAATGAATGACTGGAAAGAAATTTTACTTGCCTTTGCCTCCGTAGTAACAGCACTTGGCGGATTGGAGTTCTTAAAGTATCTCCTTAACAGGAAAAACATAAACCGTGTTACAGCGGCAGATGCTTTTAAGGCGGAATATAAGTCTATCATTGAGGATTACCATAGGGTAAGGAAAGAGGTAGATGATGCAAAAAGGGAAATTTCATCTCTTAACGAGAAAGTGGATGAGCTATACAGGCAAGTACACTCACTTGAAAATGAGAGGCTGGATCTGATCAAGAGAAATGCGGAGTTGGAACTTGCGCTAAGAGAGGCACGACACAATGAATGTGTCAGACCTGATGATGAGTGCTTTAAGGGTAGGCTACCTAAAAGGACTTATTGCCGATTGAAAAAACTTGCCTCTGGAGATTATGATGCTTTCTATGAAGATGATGATATAACTGAAAACAAGAAGAGCAATGCAGAGAATAAGGATAGCGGAGTATCTAAAAAGTCTGATAAAGGCTAATACGCTTGATAGTAGCAAATCCTTTGCGCTTGTACTATCAATTCTGGTAGGTGCGTTTATCGGGCTGTGTGTCGGATTTTGCCTTATATGGGATGTATGCACCAACGGCTATCTGAAAACAGATCTTGATGCTCTTGGAGTATTCATGCTCTGTATCGGTGGTTTCATGGCTGGCGGTGGAATAAATAAAGCAATTAGTGAACGAAGCAAAAAAGGAAAGGAACAAAACAATGTTGGTACTGATTGATAACGGGCACGGTGAAAATACACCGGGCAAAAGATCTCCAAAATGGGCTGATGGCTCACAGTTGTTTGAATGGCAGTATGCCAGAGAAGTAGCAAACGCTGTATATAACCAGCTTATCGCAAAAGGTGTGGATTGCGAGTTACTGGTTAAGGAAAGTGTAGATGTACCGCTGGAAGAGAGAGCCAGAAGAGCTAATGAAGCGGCTGCAAAACATGGTAAGAGCAAGACTATCCTTGTATCTATCCATGTAAACGCTTCCAATGGAAAGGGTACAGGCTGGGAGATACACACCTATCCCGGAAAAACAAAAGCCGATGATCTTGCGCAGATCTTCTGGGACACCGCAAAAGAAATGTTCGGTAAGGACTGGAAGATCCGTGGTGACTGGAGCGATGGGGACGGTGATTGGGAAAGCAATTTCTACATTCTCCGAAAAACCACTTGCCCGGCTGTACTTACAGAAAACTTCTTCATGGATAACGAAAGGGATTGCAAGTTTCTTCTTTCCCCGGAGGGCAAGGCGGATGTTGTGAAACTTCATGTGGATTCAATAACCAAATACATTGAGAAGTATGCGTAAGTATGTAATCATAGCGTTTGCCGTTCTTTTGGCGGCAATCGCTTTCCTATCACACCGTGTCCGATCGCTCCAAATGGAGCGTGACAGGTTAGAGAACAACCAGACGGCACTAATGGAAGATGTCGAATACTATAAGACTGAATCCGGCAAATATGCCGCATCTGTTCAATCGCTGGAGTTGTCAAAGTCGGAGATACAGGAACATTGCGATGAGCTTGTAAAAACAGTTGAGGATCTTAACTTGAAATTAAAGCGCATCCAGTCAGTCGCTACGACTGCAACGAAAACGGAAGTCCCTATTAAGACAGAGGTAAGGGATAGCATAGTTTACCGTATGCCGGATAGTCTTAGATTAACTCCACTTCCTCCAATAACAATACAGCGGATTACATTCAAAGATCCGTGGGTTTCACTTGACGGAACTATTGATAGTGGCATATTCACCGGGAAAATACAAACAGTAGATACGCTCATTCAAGTAGTACACCGAGTGCCGCATAAATGGTGGTTCTTCAAATGGGGAACGAAAGCGATAAGGCAGGAGATAAGAAGCTCCAGCCCGTACACAAAGATAGTTTACTCTGAATACATAGAGTTGAAACGAAAGAAGAAATAATTTGTGGAACATAAGAACTTTTGAGCCGTGCCAACTGTGAAGTCCGCACGGCTTGTTTATTTGAAATGGAATGCCTATCTTTGCACCATCCGATCCGAAATCGGTGTTGCATTAAAAAATCCTCTGCTGCTTTCGGGTGACAGGGGATTTTCCATAGAAATTGCAGAAGTTCTACAATAGTTCTACAGAAAATTAAAAAAACCTTGCAAGTGGTTGATTTACAAGAATAGGACATAAGTTTCCTAAACTTTAGATAGGGGTTCGATTCCCCTCGAGGGTACAAAGAAAGTCCAATAAATGAATGCATTATATGCATAAAAAAAGAAGCACATCTAATACATTGAGAAATGCATTATGTTGTGCTTCTTTTTTTATGTCACCTATTTGATGACTCCCAATTCCTTTCCTACTTTTATAAATGCAGAGATAGCCTTGTCAAGATGAGCGCGCTCATGACCTGCCGACAATTGTACACGTATGCGTGCCTGTCCTTTAGGAACTACCGGATAGTAGAATCCTGTGACATATATACCTTCTTCCTGCATACGCGCTGCAAAATCCTGCGACAACTTGGCATCATAAAGCATCACAGCACAGATAGCACTCTGGGTAGGCTTGATATCAAATCCTGCTGCAAGCATATTATCACGGAAGTAATTTACATTTTCCATCAATTTATCATGCAAGGCATCGCTTTCCTTCAGCATCTTGAACATTTCAAGACTTGCTCCGATGATAGCAGGAGCCACTGAATTAGAGAACAGATAAGGACGTGAACGCTGACGAAGCATATCAATAATTTCTTTGCGACCAGTAGTGAAACCACCCATCGCACCTCCGAATGCCTTGCCAAGTGTACCGGTAAATATATCTACACGACCGTAAACGCCGAACTGTTCAGCCACGCCATGTCCTGTAGGGCCTACAACACCAGCAGAATGAGACTCATCCACCATTACCAATGCATCGTATTTCTCTGCCAAATCACAGATCTTATCCATAGGTGCCACATTTCCGTCCATTGAGAATACACCATCAGTAGCTATAATACGGAATCTTTGTGCCTGTGCTTCCTGCAGACAACGTTCCAGGTCTGCCATATCCGCATTGGCATATCTATATCGTTTTGCCTTACACAAACGTACTCCATCGATAATTGACGCATGATTCAAGGCATCTGATATAATGGCATCTTCTTCAGTCAGAAGAGGTTCGAACAATCCGCCATTGGCATCGAAACATGCCGCATATAGAATAGTGTCTTCAGTTCTGAAATAATCTGAGATAGCAGCTTCCAACTGCTTATGCAAATCCTGAGTTCCACAAATGAAACGTACGGAAGACATTCCGTATCCATGTGTATCCATAGCAGACTTGGCAGCCTCAATCAAACGTTTGTTGTCGGACAATCCCAAATAATTGTTTGCGCAGAAATTAAGTACATCCTCTCCTGCATTTACCTTTATGTCAGCACGTTGGGGTGTTGTGATAATTCTTTCTTTTTTGTATAGACCGGCAGCCTCGATATTCGAAAGTTCTTCTGCCAAGAAATCTTTAAATTTTCCGTACATAATATCTATTTATAAGGTTAATAATAACTTTATTCGGCATACTCCGATAAAACCACCATTAGAGTATGAGTCCAAAGTTGCGATTTTTTTTTCAATTATCGTATTTATTTCGAATATTTTTTCA